GCTGACCTACGCCCAGAGCGCGAACAACCCCGCCGCCAAGGATCGCTACGTCCTCTACCGCAACGATCCAGAGACCCTCAAGTTCACGATCCCTGTGGACATCACTATGAACCAGGCCTACACCCTGAACGGCTTCGACTTCGAGCAGCTGGCTTATGGTCAGTTCTCCGGAGTCCTTGTCAACCGTCCCCGCGAGGTCCTGTACTTCGACAAGACCGCACCATCGACCTAATCGGCGGCCCCTCTTTCGTGAGAAGGAGGGGCTTTTTTATTTATGGAATTAGTTTTGTTCCGCAATGTGGACAGAAGGAAATGTTCTTTTCGCCAGACATATCATCGACGAAACCATCTCCGTCGTCTCTCAGGTCAGGTTCTCCACGGATGGAGAAAACATAATTAGAAAAAAGTACAAACCCGTCGTCTACGGATTCGTCCATTGCTTCGCAGCAATATTTCATATACCTTCCTTTATTTAGCAGTGAGCTTCCTGACAACAAAGCCAAGCAGTTACAAAAGAGTTTAGACGTTTGGGCCAGGCATATTCTTGCGACTTATATCCATGCTCTGGCGGGCATCCGGAATGGCATTTACAGCAAGACGTCGTTCCGCTTCTTAAAGAAAAATGGGATATGATAATTGCATTCCCGACCTGTACGTATCTCACAAATGCTGGGACACGGCATTATTCGTTAAAAATGAATCCGGAATGGAAGGTGAGAGAGAGAGAGCAAAAAAGAAGAGACGCTGCAGAATTCTTCATGCTTTTCGCAAATGCTGATTGTGAGAAAATCGCAATTGAAAATCCAGTAGGCTGGATGAATACAAAGTACAGAAAGCCAGACCAAGTAATCCACCCGTATTACTTCGGAGATAATGCAAAAAAAAGAACGTGTCTGTGGCTTAAGGGACTTCCCGCTCTTGTTCCGACAAATATGCTACCGGAGCCTGAGCCTATGTATATCTGCGGCGGCGAAAAGTGCAAAGGAAAAAAAATAGGCTGGTGCGAGGGAATGCGAAATATAAAAGGCGGTCAAGAAGAAAGGGCAAAAGCAAGAAGTAAAACCTTCCCCGGCATTGCCCGCGCAAGGGCCGATCAATGGGGTTAATTACTCCAATACCCAAATAGCTGCGCACCGGCACCCAAAATCCTCGCCAGGGTGCCCACGTCGGCCTGTCTTGGCGTCAACGATAGGCGGATCGTCCACTGAATGAATAGTGCCATTCAATTCCTTGTGCGACTCACGGACTCGTTCGTCGTGCGAAGTTGACCACCGATATCGGCGCACCCCGGCGACTGCGGCCCGGTTCATAGACAACTTCGAGAAAAACAATGACGTTTCCTGCTTGGCTAAAAAATTGGCCTTGTTTGCTGAAACTTGCCACTCCCTCTGAATTATGTCTATCAGAGATTCGTCGGTCTCTGAGGTCTGATATTTCTCGACGACCGACCGCAACCGCTGAACCTGTTCATCATTCCAGTTCTTGATATTGAGATTTTGGCTTTCGGTGTAATCCTTCCTGAGCCTCGATGCTGTTCGCTCGTCAATATCTGGCTTGACCCCCACGCTGGGAAGGTCTGATACAATATCCTGATTCATTGCGAATAGAGGAAGATCCTCGCCGAATGATAGCGTGCGGATTGTCTCCTCAACATGAGAGCTCATTGCATCGAGTTTCTTGTTTATAGCATCGGTGAGATATTTTCTTTTCCCCTCGGCCTGAATTGCAGCGGACAGAACATCGGCCGGAGGCCTTCCCGTCCATGTGCTCGAGCGTTTGTCGAATTTGGCAAACTGAGAAAGCTCTCGGGAGATTGCGACGTTATAGGAACCGGAGAAAACGCCGTCTTTGTATTTTACGCGCTCTGACTGGATAGCTGCAATTAAGACAGGAGTGACCGAGTTTTTTAACGGAGAGGACTTCACCGGCGCAATCACTTCGACCAATGGCGCGAAATACTCCGAGTAGAAAAAGGCCTGTAGTTTCGCGTCAACGTCGGCATAATACTCGGGCTTAACGCGGAGCATTTTTTCCCGTCAAAACGCGTGCGGCATTCTTCAAAGCCTTGAACACCTCAATCCCCTTATTCTCCTGGACTGGAGCCACCGATTGCCCGCCGCCGGGAGGCAACGGAGCCGCCTGGAACTTTGCGGCCAAGTCTGCGGAGATTGTCTCACCCTTCGCCAGCTCGTCACCAATCGCCCGGCCATCGGTAATAAGTCCACGATCATAGAGCATACAGACGCGGTTAACCTCAGAGGCCTTAATCTGTTCTGCTTCGAGCGCGGGGAGCACCTTGAGCGGGGGGAACTTGAACCGGAACTCCGGCACGTAGCCCCAAAGGTTTGCGCAAGCAAGCTCGATGCACTGCCTGATCTGCGGGCGCATCTTGGCCTGGATTTCCGACTGAACCATTTCGTTGTAATTGTCGAGATCGCTCTCCCCGGTCGAGAATCCGGAAGCGGACAGGCCAAAAAGCTTGGTCATGGGCATTCTGAGGGAGGACGCAACTCCAATACGGTTTTCACGCATAACGTCGGCAAGCCCTGCGAAGGTAAGAGTTTTCTGCTCATACTCTTCTTCGGCGTCAAGAACAAGGGCATTGATATAGCTCTTAACCTCATTGGCTGCTTTAATACGCGCAGAGATTGCCTGAGTACCCCCGGCAGTCAGGAGCTTGTTCGCCAGCCCTTTGATCTTGTAAATATCAATTTTCGATTCGTCAAGGATCTCGTAGAGAACGTCCTGCGTCTTGAGGTAGTTGTTCAGGTCGCGAAGCATCCGCTCACCCTCGGACATTCCCCATCCGCGAAGCTGACGCCGAATGTAGGACGGGGCGCGCTTTCCAGTCATGAACACCACGCGGGAGGTGTGTATCGGCTGACCCTGATAATACAGGAGATCAGCCTTGGTCATGTCGTCGTATCCGAGGAACTCGTCAAAGTTTGAGGATTTTGCGGAAACTTGCCAGCGGTCGAAGTCGTAGAACTCAATCGGCGCGCCCTTGAGCCGACGGAAGTTTATCGGCTTCTCCGGGTCCTGATCCGTATTGATCATGAGACCTCCACCACCATAGACGCGCTCCCAGCTCTTGGCGTCCTCGAGATGCTGCCAGATATCGTGATCCTCGAACCAGTCCATTATCTCGTCAATCTCTTCCGGAGCGAGCTGTGAGGACTCAATGACAATCCGCTTAGCGAGGGCGTCCTGAATGGGGAGCTGGACCGCGGTCTGAAAAAGACCGTTTCCGGAATAGAGGTAGGTGAGGACGATACGATTCAGGGTGATCAGGGAATAGTTATTTGAAAAAGCGGTTGTTCCGTATCCGGACAGGCTTGAGCCGCCCGTAACCGAAGAAGCGGCAAGGAGTCCGACCAGTTCAGTTCCAGAATTCAAAAGCGCAGCGCGCGTGTGTTTCTTTTGTGCCATGGCGTTAGTGTACCCCCAAAATTAAATTATGACCAGTCAACGTCAAGGATTGAAACCTCCCCGACCTTCTCGGAAATTACCATGGTCAGCCCATCCAAGCAATGGTCGTCTCCATCCTGCAGCTTTGGAAGCTGGTTCCCGTTCTTGTCCCGCGCCCAGGCATAGGTGGAGATCTCCCGAATTAGATCGGTTGAGCCCTCAATCACGTGGATAGTGTAGGACTGCAATCGAGAGGCTACGTCCTCTTTGTAATTTGACCGCTTCTTGACTCCGCGGATACCACCAAGGCCTTGACGGTAAAGGTCTGCGATAATATCAGGCCTGGCCGAATCGGCTATCACATCCTCGAAAGGACCCACCCCCTCAGCCACAAGCTCCCGGTACAGGGCGTCATTAAAAAGGTCTGTCTTGCAGACCAATTGCTTAACCCAAATCTCCCGTGTCCCTTCCCGCACCCACACACGAACGGCCGCCGATGGATCATTAGAGAAACCAAAGTCGAGACCAACGCCAACACAATCAACGCCATCAGGCGCCGCAGCCTTGATATCCCACTTGGTAAAAACGCACCCTTCCATCTTGGTAAACTCACCCAGGGCCCACAGCTTGTACTTTTCAGGATTCGTCTCTTTGTAGCCCTCGAGTACCTTTTTCGTAGCCTCGGGGCAGAATGCGTTATCTTTGTACCAGGTGCGGAGAATGAAAGCATTCGTCTTCTTGTCTATGACCGCCTTGCTCAGTTCATGTGGGACCTGTAGGAACCGTCGCTGCAGCCAGTGCATTGATCCGGGAATCTGCGCAACGGGGTTGTGAGTGAGGAAGATGCGGGCGGGATAGTTTGCGGGGGAAAGGCCTGCATCAACGGAGTCAAAATCCGCTTCGCTGATCTCGTTCGCTTCCTCGAAATGGATAATCGTCGCACCTTTGAGCGATTTAAGCTTTTCCGCGTCATCCAGACCAAAGCACCGGATACGTGAACCATTGGGTAGTGATATCTCTTTGTCGGTTTTGTTTA